CTGGTCATATGTTAGACACTGATACTGTAATAGGAGATCTTGGAGATGGATTGAGTAATGGTGCTGAATTAAATGGACACCTGCATGATTTAAGAATCACTCAAGGTTTAGTTCGTTATCCTTACATTGCAAAGCCTAAAATATTATCTCAGACTAATTCTAATATGGAAAAACCAGGTGGAACATTTCCTTCAGTTTCAAACGCAAGCAACACAATATTTTTAGGTTGTCATGCCAATACAATTGTTGATGGAAGTGCTACTGGTGCGACAATTACGGTGAGTGGCAATGCCCAAGTCTCATCTTTTGTTCCTCCAGGACATGAAATAGGTATGAAGTCTGTACATTTTGATGGGTCTAGTGATTATCTATCATCAACGTTACCTTCTGTTCCTGGCACTGGAGACTGGACTGTAGAGTATTGGGTATGGCATGATGAGACGGGTGGTGGAAATCAAATACATTTATCTTTTGGCGCATATGCACCAGCTTTCTATTATAGAAACTCTAGTAGTGAAAATAGATTTACACTCTACCAACAAAGCGCGGGTTTATCAGGAAACGTGTTTATGACTATATCACCTACTCCTAATAAATGGTATCACCTGGCTTGGGTTCATGATGATTCGACAGGTAAACTTGGTTTATTTGTAAACGGTGCTTTTTATGGTGATACCACATATAGTGGTAATATTAGCTCTACCAGTCTAAGAGTTGGTGATGATACTACTGGTGCTTGGATGAATGGAAACATCTCAAACTTAAGAATTGTTAAAGAAAAACTCTATACCCATAACTTTACGCCTTCAACAACCGCTATTGTTGCTTAGTTCTGCATATTTTCTATATAAATAGTAAAAAACTATTTGTGGAATGAAAAATGGCTACAGTAAATTCAAGAGATACATTATCTGAATATTCTTTAAGAAAGCTTGGAGCGCCTGTGATTGATATTAATGTCGATCAAGATCAAATAGATGATCGTATAGACGAAGCATTACAAACATTTCAAGAATTTCATAGTGATGCTACTCATAGAACGTATCTTAAACATAAAGTTACAGAAACAGATTTGACAAACAATTATATTACTGTTCCAGATTCTGTTCATATTGTAACTAGATTATTACCTTTATCAAACGCAATCAATAGTTCAACTAACATGTTTAGTGTTAAGTATCAAATGATGTTGAATGATATTGCAGACTTACAAAATTTTGCTGGTGATTTAGCATATTATAATCAAATGCAGCAATATTTAACTTTAATTGATATGCAACTTAATGGAAAACCATTAGTACAATTTGCAAGACACCAACACAGATTACATATACTTGGAGACTTAAATGATGGTGATATTCAAAAAGATGATTTTATAATTGCTGAAGTGTATCAATTAATAGATCCTGAAGCCTTTACAAGTGTATACAATGATAGGTTTGTAAAAGCATACACAACAGCGTTGATAAAGCAGCAATGGGGTATGAATTTAATTAAGTTCGAAGGAATGCAACTTCCTGGTGGGGTTACTTTAAATGGAAGACAATTATATGATGATGCAACTCAAGAACTAGAAAGATTAAAAGAAGATCTAAGGTTAGAACACGAAATGCCTCCAGATTTTTTTGTGGGGTGATCCATGGCTACAAACCATTACTTCAGTCAAAAGGTTCGATCAGAGCAGCAACTCTATGAAGACATTGTTATAGAGTCACTGAAGATATATGGTCAAGATGTTTATTACCTTCCAAGAACATTAGTAAACGAAGATAGACTTTTAGGCGAAGATATTCCTTCTAAGTTTGGAAATGCTTATAAGATTGAAATGTACATTGAAAACATTGAAGGATTTGACGGTGAAGGAGATATATTTACTAGGTTTGGCGTTGAAATAAGAGATGAAGCTACATTTGTAGTTTCACGAAGAAGATGGAATCATGTTTTTTCTCAGGTCGATCCTGATATAGACATACAAAGACCTAAAGAAGGAGATATAATTTATCTAACTCTTTCTAACAAGATGTTTAAAATCATGCATGTAGAGCATGAGCAACCATTTTATCAATTAAGTAATGTTCCAACTTTCAAAATGCGTTGTGAGCTCTTTTCTTATTCAGATGAAGACTTTGATACAGGAATTGAAGCTATTGATGGTGTTGAAGGCGAAGGTTATAAACTATCATTAAGATTAAATGTTGGCACTGACAGCCAAGTTCCAGATTTCTTTAAAGGTGAAATTGTTCATCAAAGAAGAGCTGATGGTGTAACTATGAGAGGTGAAATATTATCTTATAATAGAACAACAAATATTGTGGAGCTTGTACATATTGGACCAGATAGTGGTGGCTTTGGTGCTTTCCAAATAAGTAAAACTGTACCTGATAGCAACTTCAATACGTGGTTAATAAATGATAGATTAGAAACTCCGTTCCAAGGAGTTAGTGGCGATTCAGATCCAAGAAGACAAATACTTTCAATAGCTGAAAGTACAAATGAATTATTAATAGGAGCACAAAATAGCGTATTTGATGCAGCTGATGGAAATAGTTTATTTGATTTTAATTTCTTAGACTTTACTGAGAGAAATCCATTTGGTGATGCGGAGGATAATTAATGTTTGAATATTTTTATCATCAAAAAATTAGAAAAGCTGTTGCTATGTTTGGTACGATGTTTAATAATATTAATATTGTTAGACGAAATGCAAGTGGTGCAACAGTAAGTCAGATAAGAGTACCTCTTGCATATGCACCTAGAGAAAAATATTTAGCTAGAATACAATCTGATCCAGATCTTAGAAGAGATCAAAAAATAGCTCTTAAGCTTCCAAGACTTTCTTTTGAAATTACATCAATACAATACGATCCTAATAGAAAAGTACCTAAGCTTAATAAGTTTAGTGTGGCAAAAGCTGGACAAACAAATTCTGGATTAAGAGGCCAATTATATTCTCCAGTGCCTTATATTATTAGTTTTCAATTAAATGCTTTCACAAAAAATCAAGATGATGCATTACAAATAGTAGAACAAATTATTCCATATTTTTCACCACAATATACTTTGACAATAAAACCTTTTGAAGAATATCCAAGTATAAAAGAAGATGTTCCAATAACTATTCAAAGCGTAAACTTTCAAGATGATTTTGAAGGGCCTTTGGAACAAAGAAGAACTATCATTTATACACTTGATTTTACCATGAATATCAATTTTTATGGCCCAATAAGAGAGAATGCGCTTATAAATAGAGCTATAGCCAATGTTGAATTCCCAGGAGATTCCGCATCAGCACCGAATCAAATTGTTACACAAACAGTAGTAACACCGAATCCAGCTGATGCATCTCCTGATGAAACATTTGGTTTTGCTGTAGAGTTCTTGGATGACTTTACAGAAGATAAGACTGAGTTAGGTAAGTACGTAAAACCTGGTTATTTAACACCAAAGTATGTTGAAGATAAAACAGTTAGTTAAGGAGCAAGAATAGATGGTAATTGTATTAAGAAGCAGTAAAGATAGTGCTTTATCTTTTGCGGAAATGGATGGGAATTTTACGGACCTGGACACACGAATTAGTGCAATCGATTCAGCTCATATAAAACAAATTGCTGGAACCGATTCAGCAAACATGAGATTAGTTATTCAAGATCATGCTGATTCAACTTATGTCAAAGGATTTATAAGTCAATCTTACGTAAGAGATTTTATTGACTCAAATTATATAGCAAAATTTTCTTTAGATTCCGATGAAGTAATCAAATCAATAGTTGATTCTGACTATGTACAAGCTAGGCAAGGTGGTCAACCTTTATTTAATCATATTAGAGTAAAACATGACGCAAATATTCAGTCATTTATGGTAACTGTTGATGCTAAAAATGCAGAACATAGATATAATGGATCAGGAGCTGCTGATGGATATAAAATAGGCGGTATTTTTTCTCCTCATATTCAATTAGTACCGGGTAGATCATACAGATTTGATCAGTCTGATACAACAAACACAGGACGTTTATTAAAATTTTATTATGAAGCTAATAAAACCACACCTTATACGACGGGTGTTACACTAAATGGAACACCAGGAAGCGCAGGGGCATACACTCAAATAGATGTTGGTGATAATACACCTAAAGTATTACACTATATGGATTCATCAGCTAACTTTGTAGGAAATCAGATAAGCACTGATACAAGAAACTTTACAGGTTTTACTACAGGAGATTTAGTTGAAGGTTCAAATCTTTACTATACAACAGCAAGAGTTGATACAAGAATTCAAACAATAGTTGATGCTAATTATATACAAGCAAGACAAAATTTTAGAGATTCTGAATTTGTTACAAGCATAGTTGATTCAGC